TTATTTATTTATATTCTCCGGAGGAAAATTGAGCAGCGCGACACCGCCAGTCTTTGCCTGTTCAAAAATATCAAAATATAGACCGGAAGGAACTTTTGACCGCAACTTAGCTAATTGAAATTTAGTATAACCGCTGATATGGTCTTTGAGTTTTTGCAGCTCTGTATTTGGGCTATTGTTTTGAAGCTGCAAAAGAATGTTTGAATAAATGGTAGTAGGTTTTAAGTAAGGAAAACCATAGGAATAATAATTGGTTAAATTCTTATACCCGACTAAACCTAAAACCTCTTTAAGGTAAGAAAAGGCAAGGGAACGAGTGCCATTTTCTATAAACCAATATTTGGGCTTGTATCGCTCAATAATTTTAAAAGTAGTTTCAAGTGTGTTAATTCCGTTTATTCTACGTTCTTTATGTTTATTCGTAAAATCAAAAGGAGTAAACTTATTTTTCCAATAAAGGTTTATTCCTGGTTCAGTTGTGAAAAAACGTTTACTGCCAACAGAAACATAGCACCAAGTTTCACAAGGGGGAGAAGCGAAAATTATATCCGGCTTAGGATATTCATCCAGTTCTAGTATCGCTCGCTCAAAATTTGACAAATCTAGGTTAATGTGAGTAATACCTAAACCAATGCCAAAAGAATAAACTTCCAAGCTCGGAAAAGTCTTTTTCACAGTGTCATTTTCGCTATCAAAAAGAGACCAAATTACTTTTTGCATTTTTTCATCTCATCTTTGTAAGCAAGATAAACACCGCAGTGCCAAGGCTCACAATTATTCTGATGAGCACAACAGAATTTAATCTTGGGGCATTTAACACAGCCGCTAAACGCAAGCCCGTCAGGGCAAAAATCACAGCGAGCATAGAAGCAAGAATTTATATCTTTGAACATTTTTTTTCTCCATTGTTAAAAAGGCAAATTGTCCAGTTCTTTCTGATGCTCTATCTGCTTCAAAAGAGTCTCGGAATCAACAGGCGTAAAACCATCGTCTTTAGGAGGGTGCTTGTCAAAGCCATCATCATAGCGACATAAATCATTGTCCCTTATCTGATACTCACGATAGTATTTTCGCAAGCCTATAATGTGGGTTATCCGCTGGGCATTGCTCATTGTATACATAACGCTTTCAAACAAAGACAAAAATTCATCAAACGTTTTACACTGGATAAGAGTTTTAAAGCTCGTGATTATATTCTTAGTAGATGTGATTTCATCGGCTTTGGGAATAAACAAATTAATGAAAAATTTGTCGTTAGTCTCAACGCTAAGAGGACTATACTGATATTTATTAGGGTCTTCCCAGTGAACAAGATACTTTCTAGCGCCATCAAGGTTATAAACACGCTCAAATGAGTTCGGTCGCAAAAGCTGATCGCTTTCCTCCGACACTTGACCGTCTTTCGGAGTTTCATAGTCCTCGTTTTCTTTTACGTCTTTTTTCTCGTCAAACTTGCCCCAGTCCAAAAAATGGTTCTGCATAGTATCTAAACGCCGAGGACTGGCAAAAGACATGAGCAAATGCCAGTGAGGCTTCACAGGCTCACCAAGCTCGTTTTTGTCAAAATCATGGACAACAAAATAATAGTTACGAGCTATGCCTCGGCAACGCTCTTTTATTGCTTCCAGATTATCCCAGCCAGCAGGGATAATAAGCTGCCAGCCACGAGACTGAATAGGTTTTTCTTTGCGAATCAAAGAACTTTTCAATTTCATAAAAACACTCCTTTTTAAAAACAATAGATACCAGATACAAGGGGCATTAAGACAAGCCCATGCCCCCTGTATCTAGCGTGATTTTCATCACGTTTTACGTCATAGGCTAGAACGCCCTTCCACATTAAAATTATGCCTTTCCACGCTGTGGAAAGGGCAAATTTTAATGCAGAACCTAGGGCGGGGGTGTTGCCCTAGCCTATGACGTTGGTCAAACCTATTTAGCCATCCAAATAAGCTTGACCAAAAGAAAGCAAGCAAATATCAAAACAAAAATATCGTTAAAGTCCTTAAATCCTCGATTAACCTCGCTAAAATCAAAATCATTGCCATTGCCAGAAGAACTGCTGGCAAAAGAAGATGAAGAAGGGGGAATATAAAGCTGGCAATTAGGCAAATAGTATTTAATGCAATTAGATTCCGAAAGAGGGCGAGTATCTTGGGTTGTGTAATAGCAATAATTAACGATGCTTACAATATTATAGAAAGAATCAGCATTGTCATTAAAATCGCAAAGCAACTGACAATCATGAACACCAGCACCACAAATAGACATAATACCTCCTACCTCATAGCCGCCATTATAGCAGTCCAAAAAACGAAACAAATAGCAACACCAATAAAATAATCCATCTATTTAACCTCCCTTTTTTCAACTCTTAAAAAAAGTGTGTATTTCTCAGAACCAAAAAGAAAATCCAAAGGAATGAAATAAAGAAAATACCTTCTCTTTGAGAAGTCACTAGACAACATCAGTAAACCAGTTCTGTCAAAACGACCATTGAGCGAAAGCAAATTGGAAGCAGTCCTATACGTTATATTGACACTGCTGCCATTTACACGCATATCCAAGCCTTCTATAATCTTCTCAAACGTCTGTGTTTTGTTTCCATTTGGGTCATAAGTATATGAAGCCTCTCGGAGGCTCTCATTGCCCAAAGAAAGCAAGGTAGTATCACTACTTTGCAGCTGGGTCTTTTGGGCAGTGTTGGAAAAATCCCATAGAAAACCTTTTTGCAAAGCTATTTTCCTATTGAGTATCTCATAGTAAATAGTATAATCATAAAACAAAGGCTTTGAAGGCAAAAGAGTATCTATTCTTACTATTGTATCTGTTTTTAATACCGTTATTGTATCATGCTTAACCTTGGTGATTGTCCTAGTTCTAACGTTTTCTGCGTTGCCGCCTGCCTGTGGGTTCGCAGGCTCGCCCACGACGGCAGGCGGCGACAACGCCTCATTACGAGGCGGATTAAGCCATGCAGGGGGCTGGGCATGTGCCAACACAATGGCAAATATTAAAAGATAAAAGCAAACGACAATGAAACGAAAATCAAAAAATTTTGCAAATTTTTTCATTATTTTTCCCTCCTGAAATGAAAATTAAACTTCGGGCAGTAAGAAGCTGGAATATTCTTGGGCTCCAATGTGTCAACTTTGCCGCCTGGGCGAAGAACAAAGAATTTTTCTCCGCAGTAATATTCCTCGTATTCACCCAAGTTAAAAGAAGCAGAACGCTCATAAGCTTCCTGCTGACGTTTGTTCAAACCCTTGCCTTGCATCATGCGAATGAAAGACGGAAAGGAATAAGCGGCAAGAACAACGATAAGCAAAACAACGCCTATGAGCTTGGGATTATTGAAAAGAAACCTAGTTTTGCGAACCTCTTTAAACTTGCTATCAGATTTAGCAGAGTAGCTCTCGTAAAGGTCGAATATTGCTTTATCATAATTCACGCTAGTAGTCGCATAGGGCTTGTTCCTCGTGCTCTGATGACCGATGTAGTAATTCAGAGACACGCGATTTTTAAAGCCTAGCCTTTCCTGACGGAGCAAGAAAATAAGTTCCTCACGCAAGCCATTAACAGAACTGTCTATATTGGAATCATCTTGCGTTATGATTAAAACCTCGTGCTTCAATTTTCTATGGACAGAACAGTATTCAAAAAACTTCCTGTTTTTTTCAGTATCCCAGTCCTTGCTGTTTATGTAGCATTTCTTCTGGGCTTCATCCAAAACTATGAGAGAACCAGTCTCAGCTTTGGGTATGCACCTAAGATAGTAACCACCGCACTCTTCCTCGGTAGGAGAAAATTCCCTTTTAGGGAAAAGCTTTTTATAATTCTCGGAAAGATACTCCAAAGAAAAATCATGGAAAAGACTCTCAATGTAAAAAGAGGTTATGTCCTTGCGGTTGTGCTTGGTGCGAAGATAGTAAGCTATCTTCACAATATCAAGACCAGGGATATTGCAATAGACGTGCCTGCCAGCAAGAAAAGCTGGCAATACATAAAGCTGAAGGGTAAGCAACGTTTTGCCTGCGCCAGGTTTGCCTGTCTTTACCGTTATCATAGCAGCTTCCTACAGATTAGAGCGACACCGATGCCAGCAATTTGACCACCAATCAAAGCAACAAGAGCATCGCGAACACCCATGCACCCAAGAAGCTGGAGAACTTCATCGGGCAAATCACTGAACACACCGAAAGCACTGGTAAGCGTTGACCAAAAATCGGTACGCTTAACAAAATCAAGCATTTTGCCAGTAGCCCACTCTGCCATTTCACCACCCCAGAACAAAGTGCCTGCAACTATTATGCCTTGAGTGAAAAAGGAAAGAAGAATGCGACCAGCAAAGCCAGCCAACAACCAACGCAAAACAGTTCCTGCGAATGCTAACAACAACTGCAT